ATCAGAATATATAGCGTCGTTAACATCATCATACTTCCACCAACTCGAAAGATTATTCAGAATTTCAAGCTGTTCAGGTGTCATTCCTCCACCACCAGAGGCAGGTGCTGATTCAGATATTCCTCCAACAGACGAAATGCCTTCTTCGCCTCCGCCGAAGTAGCTGTATATGTAGTCCTGTTTCCAGATCGTCGTGCTGTACGCTATTTCCTCTATCTCAACGTTTATCGTTCCTCTTAAGAAGTCTTGACTTCCAGAAACCATGACGTACTTCTTACCAGAACAATCTCTGAAAATTGCTAAAGGATCAAGCACGTCGCTGTCTATTTCGGCCGTCAAAAGGTCGTGCGCTATCGAAAACATCTTCGCGCGCTGCCGTGTTACGTGCTGCAAGATAGGAAGCTCATCAGCGTTATCAGGCGCTGTCCATCTTTCAGTTAATAGACCTGTCGAAGTCAGAAGTGATGACGTGTCGTCAATCGGATACGGATAGCCGTAACCGTTCAAGCCGCTTGTCCTGTAATCGCCGATAATCGTAGTGTCAGTGTCGTGAACCTTCGTAAAATTATCTCCCTGCGTCGTTTTGTAGATGTTGCCTTTAGGAATCTCGGTTTCATTATTGAATGTAACAGAAGCGAAATTTATGGCTACAGTAATACTTCCTGTGTAAGATCCTGGTTTTAGCAATGTAGCTGGATAAATACGCACCTCTATATCGTAATCTGTTACATTTTCAGCCTCAAATTTACCTGATATATTTTTACTTCCATTTACATATGTATTTTCTCCTGAACCTAAAAGTATTGACAATAAAAAATCTGACGAATGAAAATCGTATTGTGTAAATAAACCGCTTTGATTTAAAGCGTAAATATCTTCAACATCATTTCTGTTTTTTGCAATTATAACGAAATAATAATAACTATGAAATATACCTATTACACTTGTATCGAAGTTTATGTTAACAATATTTTCATTCATCGATATTATAGGAAAGGTAGCTTTCAAATACGGTGCGTCCTCGAAATTCCAACCTGTTTCAACATTGTTATATAAATGATTTGCAGGATTTGTATTTACGCTTAATAAATAAGGTAATGTATCATTTGTTCCGTATATAGGTGTTATTGCATTATTTTCGTAATTAAAGCCTATTATTTCTTTGTTGTTTACCTGCGCAATGAAACCGTTTACCGCAGTCCATCCGTTTAACGATTCCGAGAAATCGAAGTTCTGCGGATGTTTCCTCTCGCCTCCAAATTCATGATACACTCCAACAGACGACGCTACCGGCATTATCTGCCTTCGTGCACCTACCGACACCTCATCGAAATCGATGTATTGCGTCGTCGGCAGCACAGTGCCTTGCTCAATCTGTATCTTGTTTGCTACGTACCATTGTCCGTTTCGTTGTACGACGACAGAGTCTGTCATGACAAGTATTGATCGCAGAATGTCATAACAAGAAATATTTCGTCCTTTCGTGTTAGTGAAGCGTTGCGAAATTACCTTACTTGCAAATACATTCTCATTACCTACCACGCTTGTAAAATCTGCCTTCAGGTTTATAGGCAATGACAGCCCTGTTTTCAACAAACACGACGAAACAAGCGACGACAGTGTTACCATCGCAGGCAGTCCGCTCAACGTCTGACCTTTCAAAGATCCAAGCCTGTCAGAAGCTACCATGTTCACGATCGCAGGTGTGCCGATAACTCGACTGAAAAAATCGGGGACTACGAAGCCTGACCACGTAAGAACGTTATCGATGTAATACTCAACCTTTATATCCGTTTCGTTTGAAGTCTTCAGTGTGTCGATGTTGAACGTGCCGCTTTCGTATATAGCAATGTCGGCCGATGACGAAATTATGTAACCTTCCTTGTCGTTCTTCTCGCGCTTGTAATTCAGAATAAAAGGTGTGTCGGTCCCTTCGATAACTTCAGTCGTTGAGGTTGATCCGAACGTTATAATGTCGAGACGTGCTTCGACGCCTTGCTTGTTCTTATATGTTAGTGTATATTTCATCGTGATAATTGCTACAATTCATATAATCGCTACAATTCATACAATCGCTACAATAATTTACAACCTTCTTTTCTTTTGTTCAGCCATATCAAGCACGCCAACAAGCTCATTCGTCCCGATCTTGAATTCAACCGTGTAATTCTCCTGATACGGCCCGCGAAACTCGGTCGGTGCGTAGCTCGGTGTTGCTTGCTGATACGACGACGTTCCGCCTGAATAGCTTCGATCATAGCTGCCAGAACTGCCTGAAAAAGCGTTGTTCATCATCTTTCCAGCCGCTGCTTGCGCAGCTGCACCTAAAGCGATCAATGCAGCACCAGCTGCAATTGCAGCAATCGGGTTTGTCGTAATTATCTTCTTCAAAGCATCTGCCGCTATTGCAAAACTAATTACCAGAGCACCGAATTGTTGTGCCAACTTACCAACTGCACTAAGCATGTCTTTCCCTAAATTGCTCCAATCACCGCTACCCCAAGCGCTTCCTATTGCCGACACTACATCGACTATTCCTCGCTCTATGTAACTGCCATAATCTATTACCATCTCACCTGCCTTAGCCAAACTCGTCTGAAGCAAACTACTGTCAATCGCAGGCAACGTCCAATTCTTGCCATCAAAGAATTTATTCATGTCAGCCGCGATCGTCGGCATTTCGGCATTAACTTTTAAATTAAGCTCTCGACCGCCTGTCAACAAATTCAATGCTTCTGAAAGATCGTTGATTTGTTGCTGCGTCGTTTTAATCTCATCGCGAACGTTTGTCGATGAAATAATCCCTGTTTGCAGCTTTATAAGTTTGCTTTGAAGCTCATCGATCGTATCAGATGTTTTTCTTATCGAATCCTGCAACGACAAATTAGTGCCTATAAGCTTCGTGAACGTATCGCTTACGGCAGTAGTTGCCGATACTACTTCTTCCGACGCCGTACTAACCGCCGTAACTTCTCTATCTGATACTTCCTCGATAACGGTAGCCGCTTCGGTAGCCGCATCTTTCTGTTTAGTGAAAGCATTCGCCATCCTGTCAGCGAAACCGTTTACCGATTCGGCCCACTTGTCAAGTCCTACGACATCGAGAAACTTTCCAAGCACGCCAGCCATGCTTGAAATCGTATTCGTTACGATCCTTCCGATTGACGCAAAGATGTTGCTGAATTGCGATAACAAAGCATTCAACGCTCCTTTAAAGTCGCCGTTTATGATCGCACGCAGAAAGTCAGCAACATTCTTAACCGTGTTCATAAAAAAGTCCAGCACGCTTTTAATACTGTCGAACGTGTTATTCCAAATCGACGTCAACGTACTTCCTATTTGATCCCAAACGGCTACCGCAACATCGCGTATCGAATTGAACGTGTTTTTTATGTTTTCGAAAAGATCAACCGCCAATGCTTTCACTGACGAGAACATCTCGCTACCTCCGCCTGTCGTAAAATATTCTTTTATAGCGTCCCAATTCTTAATAATCAACGCCGCAGCACCAGCAATCGCCGCTACAGCAATGCCTATCGGCCCTGTCATCGCAGTAAACGCAGTTCCGATCAACGGTGCTAATTTAAGCAAGCTGCCAAGACCAAGCATTAGCGGACCGATTGCCGCAGCAATACCTCCGATAACGACGATCGTCTTTTGCAATTCAGGTGATAATGATCCGATCTTGTTAACCATGTCGGCAATGCCTGAAACGATCGGTGTGATAATAGGCAATAGTATCTCTCCGAACGACGTCGCCAAATTCTTAACCTCAACCTGAAGCGCACGCATCGATCCGCTTGCTCCATCTGCTTCACGCGCCGCCTGTCCTTGCGCCGCAGCCGATTGCTCCCAGATCAACGATAACGTAGCTGCCTGACGTGCTGCCAACGTCATTTCCTCGCCTTGCGCTATCAATCCAAGCTCTAAAGCACGCGTCTTTACCAGCGCATCGTTTACGGCCATCCCGTAGTTGTCAAGCATCGTGTTGTTACCCTTCAACGCGCCTGTCAACGCTCTCACGGCATCCTGCACACGACCGCCGTACATCGCAGTCAAGTCGCCAGCAAGCTCGATTAACTTCTGTGATTGTTTCGCCGCTTGTTCTTCAGTCAACTGACCGATATTGACAAGCATCGATCCCATTAGGTTCGAGTAGCTTAACGCCTCGCTTTTCGCGATACCATACTGCGAAGACAAGTTTTGTGCCCATTCCTTCACCGTGTCGCTCGATTGCTTGTAAACCTGATCCGTTGCTCCGAGCGCGTCCTGAAAATCGGCGGCCATCTTAAACGAAGCACCTCCAGCGGCTACGATCGCGGCCGACAATACTGAAGCTTTTCTGCCTATGTCAGTGAATTTGTCTCCGATCGACGAAAGCCGTTGACCTACCGTCTTCTCAAGTCCATCGATCTTTTCCTGTGCCTGATCGATCGCTTTTTCAAAGCCTTTAGCATCAGCCGTTATTATCGCTGTGAAACTCATTGTTTGTTCTTGTTTAGTATTTGTTCTCTTTCGCGTTTCAGTGCTTCGATCTCAGATCGCGGCACTCGACTTGCTGTCTTCTTTCCGTCAAGCGGCATGTACTGCTCAATCGTTCTCGGCAGGCTTTTAGGATCAAGATGACTTCCGATACGTGCTTCATAAGCTATCATGCGCGTGTGTCTCCATTTCTCTTTTTCCATCCTTGCCCACGCGTAACACTTGATCAGATATTCGCACCACGCCATGTCGTAAAACTCATTCATCCGAAGTCCCAATTCGCCGAGTGCAAACGAAAGATGATTGATCGTGAATTCTTCTGCCGCACTTAGCCGTTCGCTTTTTTCTGCGGGGACGCTTTCCCCGCTTTCGAGTTTTTTGGGACACTGTCCGACATTTGCTGCGTGAACAAATCGATAACCTTTGAAGCTTCTTCTCCGAACAAACCGCCTTCGATCTCGTCAAGCCAATCGTAAATATCATTTAACGATACATTGTCCCCTCTACGTTCTTCTGAAGCATTTATCGCACCGTAATAAATAATTTTCGGTATGATGTCGGCAGGATTGTTGGCTATGTGATCCGACAAGTCCTGCAATCGAATACCATCATCGGCAAGCTTCTTAATCACATAAGCCCCGAAGCGGATAGGTATCGTCTTGCCATTAACATTTATTTCAGTAGCATACATAGTTTCAAAGTTTAATCGTTATGCGAAAACATCAGTTGATTGATACTCGCTTGTAAGCTCCAAGTCCATCGTAAATGTAGCCGTTTCGCCTTCACCTGTAGGATAATCTCCGTTGAGGTTCATTACGTTAGCCTTGAAATACTTTGCCGTTCCAGAACTGTCGTAAATTCTGAATATTTGCTCCGTTTTGCTGTCCTGCAAAACACGCAATTCGTTCAACGATCCTGCGTCGACGACTTCGCCTGACACGCTTACCGTTCTGCTAATGCTTGTCGGCTTTCGCACGACCTTCCCTTCAGTGCACACGTTTACTTTTTCGTTATAGTTTGTAGCGTTGCTTTCACTTCTCGAAGTTATGCACGCTACTGGTATATATGAAACTCCTGACTTGTAGGCCAACCGAGCTCCTTCCCATCCTGGTTGATAATTCATAATTGTTTATTTTTTAATGTGTTGGTTCAACGTTTGAATATTCGCCTTCGATGTTCAAGTCCATCGTGAACGTAGCACTCTCTCCTTCGCCTGTAGGATAGTCGGCATTCAAGTTTGAAATCGTTGCCGAAAAGTACCACGCTGTTTCGGTAGCTCCATCGACGCCTGACGTTCGATAAACCTTGAAATCGTGCGTAGTCAAGCTGTCTTGCAAATCGCGCAAGTCGTCAAGCGAATTAACGTCGTTATCCGTTACTACTTCGCCTGACACGCTTACCGTCCTCGTGATACTTGTTATCGTTTTAACCGTCTTGCCTTCAGTGCAAGCGTTAGTTTTTTCCATCACATTCGAAGCGTTGCTCTCACTTCTCGAAGTTATGCACGCAATAGGCACATAAGCGGTTGCCGTAGCATCCCACACTGCAAGTCGTGCCAATCTCCATCCTGGTTGATAATTATCCATTTTTTACGAAATTTAAAATGATTACTTTACTAAAAGCTATATTGTTTATTGTCGTCTCCGCTATTGATTGAGCTGTTACAAGCAATACCTTGTCTATCCCATCTATCTTTGAAGCTCCCCTGTCATCTCTTAACAAATTAATTATCGTATCTCCGATGTCCTCGCAAAGCTTCTTTTTCCCGACCGTTCCCCATTTCGTTACAACGCGTATAGTCATGTTAAGATTGAAGCGTGGTGCGTCAACCGTTTGAACGGCGTTCAATTGTTCTTGTTGATCCTGAATAACGACGTAAGTTGCGATCGATCCATCGACACTCGGTAACGAAATATTAGGATTAACGACCTCATCGAATACTGGTATAGAAACAGTACCGTACTTCAGCGTTGAAAGCGCTGTAATTACCTTACCTCTTATTTCCGTTGCTCTATCCATTGTCTTTCGTTTTTTCTTTTATTATCTCATCAAGCTTCTTGTTGAAAATCTCAGTGTTCTTAAGAACCGACGGATAAAGATACGGTTTCCCTTTCAAAGTACCTAATCCGTTGATGTAAAATTTCCAAGCAATTTCACGTATCCATTCAGGGTAAGGTGCAAGTATCTCTCGAGCCGACAATCCTGTACCAAATTCGAAGTAAGCGGCCAAATTGTTTTCTCCCATAACGCCTACCTCGCCCGTCATGTCGTTATCTCTGAATTCGCTTTTAATCGTAATGAAATGATCGCCATCCTCGCCAACTGGTGCTTTCCTTGTTGCCTCAATCTCGATCGTTGTTACAGTATCTACGACCAAATATCGCATCTTTCTTATTTGATCCGCTTTGTACTTCTTCAAGTTATCCGAAGTCGTATTGATCACCTTTCCCATCTTCTTAATCTTTAGCCGTTATGTCGAACACCAATTCTTTTCCGTATCTGACGTTCTCAATTACTGGAGCGTTTATGATCCTGAAATTCTTTTCTCTCCATTTAACAACATGTTGCACCGACGGAATGAAGCCAGCTCTTAACATTATACCTACTCGATAAACAGTCGGTAACTGCATTTGCGCCTGTTCGATGTTAGCCGACACTTTCAATTGTTCGATACGCGCCCACGTCTTCAATTCCAATAACGGTTTAGGAGTGTAACCGCCGTATCCGTCGCTTACCATTCCTTCGCTCCAGAACTCAATTTGTTGATCGTATCGCCCAATTTTCATATCTGCAATATTTAAAAGATAGGTTTCGTCGAATGTCTTCTGTAAGTTGCAATTGAACTCTCACTTCCTGTCTGAACATCACCACGCGATTGATACATAGCTGCAACATCTTCAAGTATCGCGTTAAGAAACTCTGCCGATGAGGCTTCAGGATTTTCAATCACTGTTTCAACTCCAAGTTCGTCAACGACAGTTATCGTCGCACTTATTCCTGATACTCGCAATGCTTTGTCGATCGCAGCGTCAAGCAACGACTGCAAATAACTGTCCTGATCCGTGAAGTCGATATGCAAAGCTTCTTTAACGTCTGCAAGTGTTATCATCTTTTGCTTCGTTTTACTTGTTTGTCGTTTTCTTTCTCCTTAACGTGCTTAATCGCAGCTCCAACTCTTATCAAGTAATTTGCGGCAGGATCGGGGAGACTTAACATCTCCCCTTTCTTCCCTACCTCAACATCTTTAATTAATTTAATCTGTATCATGGCGCCGTTGCTGTACCTTTAACAATAGCGTTACCGTTGAACACTGCAAGCGATACCCTTTCCTCTATTCTGAACATCACCTTGTTTACTTTTGCCAAAGTACTATCTTCGAACAAACGAATTTCAGGGTTCATCCTGCGTAAGAACATCGTAGCATTTCTGTCAAAAGCGATAAAGTCGTTCTTCGTTATCGATGTAGTACCAACTGTTTCAAGCCCACTTATCGACAAGCGACCGTTCGCAAACATTACAGTACCAATCGGCAAATCGTATTCACCGCTTCCAAGCGCCTTGTTCAAACCTACTTTCACGATGTCGCGCGGATGTAAAATAACATTCGTCGGTACATAAAAGTCGTTTGTTTTTTCAGGAATTTGGCCGTAAGCAGCGTCAATGATCATGTCCAATAATGCTGTGTATTCACCGTCGTAAGCTGTTGCAGAAGCAATCAATCCTATTACAGGATTAGTAGTCGAATCGCTTGTTCCGTCTAAAATAAGACTGTTTTCAGCAGTTTTCAAACCGATCAAAAGTTTAGATTGAAGGTAACCTGTAAGCCATACGATGTCGTCCAACATCTCGCGATCAACTACAGCATAACCAGCAATCCATTTGAAAAATGCAGATTGAGAAGTAAGATCGAAATCTACTTGCGCCTTGTTGCCAGTCTTGTCCCAAAATGCTACAGCTCCTTCACCTCCGTTTTCTTTCGGATAGATAACGCTGTTGGCAGTTGATGTAGCAGACGGCAATAAATCAGCTAACCACACGCGATTGTAAGGATTAGTTATAAGTCCTTGCTGTACTTCCTGAACAAAAGGAGTTGCATTAGGAAAATTGTTAGCAATGCTCATGTCGCCAACTGCCTTCAAAGTAAGACGCAATTCAGGCGATCCTTTCCTGAAACCTCTAATAGCATCCTCATTCGATTTGATAGCTTCGGCAAGATTTTCATTGAAAGTCTTTTGTTTGATAGTACCGCGAGTTTGATTGATCTCTTTCAATTTCGCTTGCAATTCCTGTACTTGTTTATAGAAATCAGCCTTCAATGTTTCAGCTTCTTCTTTTGTCGCTACATTATCGAATTTCGATACAATCTCACTCATCTTTTTATCGATGAATTCCTGTACTGCATTCTGTGCAGCATCTTCAGCGGCTTTCTTCACGTTTTGCAACGCTTCCTGTTTTTGTTTCTCAAGCAATTCAGCTTGTTCTTTTTCTTTATTTTCCATTGTTTTTTTTTGTTTTAAATGAATAACTCGTAAATATTTGTGATCAACGGCTCAACGGCTTGAGTTGTGTCAGCATCAAGCTGATCAGGCTCATTGTCTTTGAGTGTCAAAAATTGTTCTAACGACTTCAATATGTTATCCGAAAATCTTACGTTGTAAGCTTTTTCGATGATATTCCAAAATTCTTCCTGCGTCGGTTCTGTCAACTCTTTAACGGCTTTAACCGCGCTTACAAGCGAAAGCTGGTTGGCTGGTTCTTCGGTAGTAAGTACAGATATTTCTTTTAACCTGTATTCGACGACTTCAGCCTTGTTCTTCGCATTTCGCTTTATAACCCAGCCGCCGATACTCATACCGCTTTCGAAACCGTTCTCATGCAGAAACTTCACTTCATGAAACGTATCTCGGCCAGCATCGGTGTCCATCAGCATCTTTGCCGTAAGTCCGAGACCGTAAGGATCTGCGATATCCAACTCCAGCGGAACGCCTACAAGTTTAGGCGTGTGGTTTTTGAATATCTTTATCTTTTTCGCGCGTTCGGCGACCGTCTTCGAGAACGATCCAGGCAGCGAAATGTCGCCGTCGCTGTCCTTAACGTTATAAACATTCGCGTAACCTTTGATGATACCTGTTTGCTCATCAATGTCGCGAAATTCTGAAAGGTTTTTAAAAATTATTTCATCCATCTTGTTGTGTTTTTAATCGTACATAAATAACCTGACAACCGCAATTTATAACATTTCCTGCTGAAGCCGACGGATCATGCGGATACATCATCCTGTCAGTGATCCCTGTATTCGGATCAGTTACTATAAACGGTTCATCTTTCGGTATCTCAACACCTGTGTCCATCGCAACATGCCAATCGCGCGGATCTTTAGCGCCGCGATGTATCCAAAGTTTACCGATCTGTATGTCTGTTTGCGCTGCCCAATCTTCGGCCGACTTCGCTTTTGCTATGTTTATCGCGTTGCCAGCTTCCGTTCTCGCAATAACTCTCGCCCTTCTTTTTCCAGCTGCACCGCCCATCACGTTTCTTATGCGCTTTGAAAATTCTGATCTGCTTTCACCTATCGACGTGCTTGCGATCGTTTCCTGCATAAGAAGCTCTCGCGTCGTATCGTCAATGCCGACTACCTTGTTTACCAATGTAGCCAAAATATAGTTTTCTATCCACTGCGACCATGCAGGCATGAAAAAGCGTTCTTTCTTCTGAATAACGTTTCCGTCCAATTGCTCCCACTGCCTCGATAAATAATCTTCCAACGTAACTCGATAAACCTTTTCAAGCGCTTCACCAACCGCGTTACCTACAATGTTATAATCGATCCACATCTCTGCATTCTTTTTGAACGCTTTCAAAACTTCTTTTGCAAACAACCTTTCATAAGTTGCCTGCCTTCTGCTTTCGATCTGTATGTAACGCGTTAATCTCATATCTGTATATCTTCAACATTATAATCCGATAACGGGACCATGCCTTGTTGTACGAACACCTGATTTGCATATTCTTCGTCTAACTCATCGCTGCCAAGCATCACACGCACTTCATTTATCGTATGTGTCTTCAAATAAGCGTCGGTTTGATCTGACGTAAGTCTTAATTCTTCATAAGACGACAAGTCGTAATCTATAACGTAATTCTTATTGTCGCGTACTTTAAACGGTTCAACAAGCCAGCTGTTTAATTTGTCTTCTTCAGACGACAAGTAAGGCAATATAACTTCCTTTACAAACCTTTCGCTTGCCGCTTTCATGTTCTGATACGTCGGGTTCGGATCAAACAACGTGGCAGGCACTCCCCACAAATCGCATAACTTGTAACCTGCATGATCAAGTCCCTGTATTATGTTCAACGCATCAGGAGACAAGCCGATGTGTGTGTACTGCAGCGGCATTGCACTGACAACGATCTTATTTCTGTTATCCGATCCGTGTATTTTAGTTTCTACCGTTGCCTGCGTCTTGTCAACTTGTTCAGGCGTCAACCACAATTCAGGGTTCGGATGGTTAGGCGAAATCAACCCTTTCGCTCCTTCGTTCTCAACAGATTTAACCCAGCTTTCTATTGCAGTGTCGTCAAGCTTCAAATATTTCAATCCTGCCAATAAAGGAGACAATCCTCGAAACTGACTATACTTTCCATCGAACATCGGATTTGGCATCTTCATGTGAAGTATGTCGTTCATGTCATCGCCGATAAAATCTCGATACTTTCCGTTCAACAAATTCATCCTCCAGCCTACCAGCTTTCCGTTATCGATGTGCATGTTCATCAGGTGCGCAGGGATAACATGAAGCGACAATGCACAATTGTCATCTCCTGCCTCTCTATAAATGAACGCTTCGCCTTGTACGAAATAGAAAATCCTTACCAGCGTGATAAACTCCCTCCATGTTTGCTCATCGTTCGGCTTCTTTAATAACATCGACAAATCGAGGTTGTCAGGTGCGTAATCGAGTGCCTTGTGTATCTCAAGCCGATGTTCTGCAGCACCGAACGCCGTGTCTCTCGATCCTTTCGTTGTCAAATATCGTTTCGATTTTACTCCTTGCTTGTCAACGTAAAGATATGGAGTTGCAACGTTGGCCTTGTCGATGATCTTCTTTACAATGCTATAAATTTCTGCGTTCGACGTGTAACCGTTCTTTACAAAGTCTTCAGCGTTGTAACTGTACCAAACGACAGGATTGCTCCCGATCATTGAAGCATAAAACGTTTGCAACTTCTGAACGTTATCCGTCTTTTTCTTTCTTGTAAACAGTCCCATCGATTTTTTACTTTATAGCAAATTTGAAATTGTGTTCTGGCGATATGGCATAGCGACATGCGTCAACTCCGTGATTATAAGCGTCAATCGGCTTGTTCGTCGGCTTTCCATCCTTGTCAACTGCCCAACAATAGTTGCGAAATTCCTTAATCAAATTCGTGCTTCGCTTCGTTACGTAAATCGGTTTGCTTTGCAACTTGTCGATACCTGCTCGTATACTGTCAGCTCCCTTTTTTGCTGGTTTCACATTGAAACCAGCGTTATGCAGCTCCTGTATGCTTTTAGGTTCTGCACTGTCAGCAATGATTTCGTCGTAATCTTTTCTTATTCCTAATTGCTCCATCAATCTTACAATGTCGCGGTTCAATAGTCCTGTTCTGTAAATAAGTTCGTCAACATAGAACGCTTCAGGTGTTTCAATAACTTTTACAAGCGCCGTCGGATCATTTGAGAAACCATAGTCAAGTCCGTAAACTCCGTCTCCTTCAGGCATCGCATCGATTTGCTGCCAATTGCTGAATATTACGCCTTCACTTATTCCGTACTCGCAATCAATGTGAATTCGTTTGAAATTCTTGTCTCTCTTAGCCCTTGTTGCTATCCTGTTTTTTTCTGTTTCAGGCAGGAAGGGATTATCCAAATAATTCGATTTAATTACGATCGTGTCGTTATAATTCATCAACCAATCCTCAAGCCAGAATTGAGACGTCGGATTGAAGTCTCCGATAACGTTCTCCGATCGTCTTGCAAGTTCATCCCAAACGTCCTTCTTCAGTGAGTTAATCTCATTCCCGAACAACCAATCGCGACGTGCTCCGAGCGCCTTATCGATCCTATCTGCAGAGAAAAACTCGATTATCGATCCTGTCGGTGCTGTCCATCGTGCCGTAGTTATGTTCCAATTATCCTTTGTCCACAAACCTATCTTCTTACAAATTCCTTCCAATATACGTATAGCCCCGATGTCGAGGTGAGGCCTCGATTCAGAGACAACCGTTATCACCTGATCCTTCAACTTCAAAGCAATATATAACAGAAACAACATGACGTCGAACGTCTTGCCTGACCCTGTCCCACCTTTCAAAATAACGATCTTCTTTTCGTCTTCAAAGGCTTTCTTTGTCATCTTAAATATTGTCCCTGTCTCGATGTTCATTTGTCGTCGTCTTTTGACTTGTCTATGAAATTAATCGTCAATCCTTTGTCGTTCGTGTTCATCTCGATGTATTGCTGATTCAGCATCCTTCGCTCATCAGGTGTGCATATCAAGCGATACAACGCCAGCAACTCGCCTGCCTTGTCCGATTTGAATAACTTCGATCTTATAGCCGATTTCGTGCGTATCTTGTTCTCATTCAACAATCTCTTAAAGTATTCCGATTCTTCCGATCCTTCAGGAAACAATTCATAGAATGTCGATGTGCTGCACGGAAGCCATGCGATTATATCGTTAACGAAAAATAAATTGTTTCGCTTTATTGCTTCCTCTGCCATCTTAACTAATTCCTGTTTATCGTATAGTGCCATAGTCTTTTCGTTTTGGTTCATTTGTAAATGGATAATCTTCAGGATACGTATCCCATGCTATGTTATCTTTTCCAACTCCTTTTAATATCATCGGATACAAATATCGTCGTTGTATGTGATGATGTAACCTGCCGCCGTTTTTTACCTGTTTTTCTGCATAAATAGTACTCGGAAACTGTATCGGTGTAACAAGTGCCTTATTCAACAATTTGCATTCATTGTATAAATCAGTCAATCCTCCTTTTGCAGTTGCCGACATTGTTTGCATTAAAACTAATCCATCTCCGTAGCTTCCTGTAAATAATCCTTCGTTCATTATTCCTACAAATTGACTTGTGTCATCATCCTGTACTCCTCGTTCTCCTCGATAGATATATTTTGTCAAAATAAACGTAGTATTCATTACTTTATTTCGAAGCAATTTATTATCTACTCCTCCGATAAAATCCCCTGTTTGACTTATTCCGAAACAACCGATATGTCTCTTATACATCAATTCACAAACACTTTCAAAAATAATTATGATATCATCAATATTAGCTGAACGAATAGCTTTTCCTTTATATTTCACTTGATAACTTTCAGTATCGTCGTCCTGTACCATGTAAAATTCTATTCCTTTCTCTTTTGCGTAATCGTAAAACATATTTCGTGCCTGTCCAGCTGAACGTCTCGAAATACTTGCTCTATGCACATAATCATATCTTTGCCTTGCTTCATTCATATCAAAAACGAAAAGATTAAATCCAATTTCTTGTGCCAATGCTTCGTATTCTGATTTGTCTTCTGCTTCATCATCGATAAAAACATGTATATTTTTTACGTTCCAGCCAATCTTAACGAAATATTTCACAGTCTTCAAATTCTTAGCTCTGTGATACGACGGAATAAATATGTCAATCATTTTAGTTTTCATCATCTTCTATTTTCCATCCTTCCAATTTGCTATGTGCTCTTAAAATATCATCTTCAATAAATCCTTGTAATCCTTCATCGCAAAGCACTAATCGTAATCTCTCTATAACTCGCTTTTCTTTTTCGTCAGCATTAAAATAGTAATAATTTGCAACATTTTCGAAATCAATCTTAAGAAATCGATATGCAAACATTTTCAATACTTCTTTCTTTTCATCGCTTAAATCTGATTCTTCAATAACTTTTATCTTAGCATCGAATTTTTCAGTGTCAATGCAATCGATCAATTTTATATTAGGCTTTTCTGTAGGTTCATAATAAATACTTTCAAACTTCAATTCGCTTAATCTTTCTGTTTCCGATTTATTTTCAATAGGTACTCCCCACGCATCAAGATCAACATTCCATTCACCGAGTAACTCGTAATCCCATTCGCTTCCCCAATGCGCGTTGTCTTTTACGATAAATTCCTTCTTTTGTTCTTCAGTCAATCCTTCAACTTTTTCGATCCACGCATCAGGTATTTCTTTATATCCGAGTTTTTTAAGTGCGAAGTATCGTTTATTGCCTCCGAGAATATTATTCTCTTCGTCAATAACTATTCGACGAATTTCCATCATGCGTTCAAATTCCTGTATCGATTTTGCAATCTTCTTTATTTGCTCATCTCCGACAGATTTGAACGGGTTCTTTTCAAGCGGTTTTAATTCCGATACTTTCATATTGAATTTTTATCATCGCGCCAAATATAGTGTAATTTTTCATACGTTGTTCTCGAAAACAGAAATATTTTTCAAAATTCCATGAAATTCATCAAAAATTCGATTGTAAACAAGCCAAAATGCAGAAAATAAATTTACATTTTTTTGCTTATTGCCTCAAACGCGCTCCTGGATTACGTTTCAGAGAAAAATATAAAATAAGCAGTTGTTTTAAAAACTATATATAGAATACTATACTACTCTTATAATTATTATTTAATATTCTATATAAAGTAATTTATTTTTTATTTTTTACTCATTAATTCCTGAAACTCAAATAATTACTCGAATAAAATTTTCGGTAAAAATTCGGAGCAAAATTTTACTTTTTTATTTTTCAACTCACTTAATAACCTGAAACATAACAAATTAAATAAAAAATCGAAGCGGCGAGCAAAAATCAAAAAAATTTGCACACCGCTCCATGAAACTAAAAACGACCGAAAAACGATTTTAACAAAAACAAACGATTTTAACTAAATAGCATATCATTTTTATATATTGATACATTTATTAAATATCTATCGTCTTACATTATCATCTCCATGTCTTATAATCTTACCATAGTTTTTCTTGTCAATTATGCCTTCTTCGACTTCTTATTTCCCAAACATTTTTCATACGTAACCGATATTCTATGAAATCGCGCAAGCTTTCGCCTTCCAACAAAATACCTGTAAGCGCCATTCCTGAATTTAAAAAATCTGCCTCATAACCGAGCGGCCTTTCACACTTGCAAACCACATACTTCTTTCCGAACTTTTGAATTATCGTATGCGTTGCCATCATCTTTTCTACATCAGATTCCTTCACTTCAGTCTGCACAAAAGCAAGCATTTCTTCCTGTGTCAAATTTAATCTTTCCATTGTTGTTTTGTTTTTTTTAATTGTTATTATTACGTTTCTTTCCGTGATTATTCCAGCCAGCGATGATAATCAGCACCGACCACACTGCCAAAATAACAAGTACTACAATTTCTACTGTTTCCATAATATTTGTTGTTTCGATTATTTCGATTTAGTGAACACGTTATCCTTCTCTTTCAACCACAAATCGTCGCTGTCATAAAACAGTCCGAATTCGTAATCTGCGTTTATTTGTCCGTACATGTCAGCCATCGCAGTATCTTTAAAATCGATAACATACGAAATTCTGCCTTTTCGCTTATTGCTGTCAAACGAATATCTGAATTCTGATGTTACGTCGTAAAACACTTCTTCGTTCGTTACGTTATCGTGTTTTGCCTCATCGTAATAAGTCGTTTCTTTAACTCGCTTCATCCTGATTGATCCGCTGTTATTATCAATGAATATCAATTCGGTAGTAAATGTTTCAGTATCAGTGTACGGTATCGTATACCAATTTCCTTTGTCGTCGTACTTCTTAAACCAACCTCGCGAGCTGTATCGATCGACCTGCTCCCATTTCGTGCCGACTAATTCGTTCGGCAATTCTGACTTTTCACATGATATTAACGTGATTAGTGTAAGTAATGTAAAAATACACAACCGAGATCCGACTAATTGTGATCCGAATAATTGTGATCCGAATAATTGTGATCCGAATAATTGTGATCCGAATAATTGTGATCCGAATAATTTTGTTTTCATTTTGTATTTGTTTTATTGTTGTTAATATTTTTAATAGCATCACTATAACCTTTGTCATAACCTCTCTCCAGCAATTCTATAATAGCTTCATCTCCAAAGCCGTCGTTTTTCCAATCGTAATCGATAACTTCATTTTTAATCCATTCATCTTTTTCTTTTGATGTTACTATTTTTATTGATTTCTCTTTTCTTAAGCTTTTCAACTCGCACAACACCATATCGATCGCCATGCCGATCTTCGTCGGCGGCTGCATCTCGATGTCAGCTCCTTTCCTCCACTTATTGTGAAGTTCGAGCACCGTTATTGCTTCATTTATTGTCATATTATTTCTGTTTTAAAAGTTATCTATTTCGTTAAACAATGTGCAAATATTTTCGCACACGATTTACTTTTTAAAAAATTCCTTTATAACCTCAACGAAGTCGTCGAAGTTGTTACATGTCATCCCACTTTCGCCGAGAAATTCAAGCCAAAATTTTTGCTCCTTCGATACAACACCGCCTGACGGCTTCTTAAACTCGACAAACAAACACTTGCCTCCTTTGCCGATAAACAACCGATCAGGTATTCCTTCCTGGCCTTCAAGCTTTACAGCAGCAATTCCGTGACTGCGTGCATAATCGCAGCAACGCTGTTCCAATTCGTATTCGTCGCGTTTCATGATTATAACTATTTCGTCAATTCTAAAAATTCCTGCTCAATCTTATTCTTTGTCATAAGCGATCTGTATTGATCAACCTCGATCGTTCCGACGGCAGAAAAAACATGTATCTGTACAGGCTTTGTTTGCCCTTGTCGCGCAAGTCTCGCGTTTGCTTGTAGCCACAACTCTAAACTATATGTTATGCTTGACCACACGGCTATATGACCTCCTTTTTGAAGATTTACGCCGTGCCCCAACGACGAAGCATGGCTCATCAGTACATCTACATCTCCGTTATTCCACTTCTCGATGAAACGTTTGTCGTTCGACGAACAAAAGCTTATATCCAACTTCTTCAACTTTTCTGCCAGCCAAATAGCTTCTTCTCTGAAAGAGTACCATAAAAGAACATGTTCTCCTTCTCCTACAGCACGCTCAACAAATTCGACTACCTCATCCAACTTCGTGCTGTATTTCGACCTGAAAGCCGTGCCTTCTTCATTATAGACGAATCCACAAACAGCAGTCTGGAGCTTTGCGAACTTCGCCTGCTCCTTCACGCTGAACATCACACCGTCCATGTCGATGTGCAGCATCGTCTTCAAGCGCATATACTCCGTCATTTCGTTATCAGTCAATTCTACATTGTGAAGATGATACGAAACTTCAGGTATCTCGAGATAATCGGCAGAATCCAACGTGAAAATGTGCTTTCGGATCGGTTTCAACAAGTCATCGATCGTAAACTCTTTTCTCAATTTCCATTTCTGCCATCGTTGCTTGCTTCCTTCCATAACATTGTAAAAGAACGTAGCGCGCCACGCCCAGAAATTTTGCCGTTTATCGGTAAACAATCCGACAGCGTGCGCCTGTCCCCAGATACCTGTCAAATCACCGCCTGTGAACGTACCTGTCAATCCGATCTTCTGTTTCGCCATTATTCCGTAGCAAATTTTGCTTCGTTTAGTGTCGTGATTTTTGAAAGAAGTTAATTCGTCAAGTACCAAAATATCACAACAATAGCCTTCGACATCTTTCATGTTATCGCGACCGATGACCTTATAAGGCTTCGACTTGTCTGCAAGCAACGAAGAGCGCTTTTTAGGTGATCCATCGACGACGACCATCTTTTCAGCCACATTCGACAATCCCCAATTTATCGCCTCCTGTTTCCACACCGTAGTCGCCACGCGCTTCGGTGCAACTATCAGAACCGTTTCAGGCTTAACCTCATCAATGTAGTGAAGCACAGCAGCTGTCTTGCCAAGACCCATGCCGACTGAAAGGATCGCGTTCTTTTGTTCGTGCAGAAATTTTATCGTGCGTAATTGATATTCTCGTAGTTTCATAACTTATACTATTGTACTTCAACCTCAATAATTCTGCTTCCACAATATTTCGTAAAATCGGATTGCTGATTTACCCACAAATCGTAAAATTCGTAGTCTTCAGTCGGTTCTTCCATTTCTGATAACATTTTATAGAAATCATCGACAGATTTCTTTGCAAGTTCCGCTTTTTCACGTGTCGAGTAAATACCTGCAATTTCTTCATGTTTTTCAACCGACTTAGAAGTGTTATAACACCTAACTACTGCATATACTATATTTTTTTCTTCTTTTTCCATGTTTTTTTTATTGTTAAATTGTTATTTATCCCATTTCATTATTCGATTTTCTTTCGATTCTGCGAAGTAGTAACACTCGAACGACTTCAGCTCTTTCGTCTCTACTCCCCATCTTTCACAATCGGTTACCAGCTTTCGCTTACATGCTTTAACGA